ATCTGTGCCTAGTAACTACAACGATATATCAGATGAAATAATAGAACGTACAGCCACCAGTAAAGGCTATGCTAAAAATCTAATTAAAATATGGATCAATAAAGGATGGATTATTAAAAATAAAGAAAATAAATATGCTACCCGTTAACTTTTTAACCTTTGTATTTAAAGTATTCTACTTTTTTTATTTAACCTTTATACTATTGCCTATTGCTATTATAGGTGCAATGCTATTAATGTTTTGGACTTTTATACAACATATTGTGGATATATCAATAATACCCAAAAAAAAATACTAATGGTTAGTAATGTCAGTAAAAAAGAAAGCAGTCAAGATTTTTAGGTCTTGGCTGCTTCACTGACAAATAAACCCCGAAAGGTTAACTTTTTTCAATACAAATATACCAATTTATGACAAACAAACAAAAAATCTATGTTATCATCCAGCAACGCAGACTGGTTAGCTTACAAGACTTATACGACATAACAAATATGGATCGTATGCAAATGCTTACAGCTGTATCTCATTTAGTAATAAGACGCAAAATAAAGGCACTAACTCAAGATAGTGTTAGGTACTTTGCTATTAAGGATAAACCCTTGTAATATGTCTAAAAAGCTATTTACAGCCATAGTTTTTATGGCTAATGGTGTACCACCTAGAAAATACCGTAATATTAACAATATACACAATTTTGTTAAGTTTTGCCAAACCTTTGATAGTGAATACGTTAACTTATATGATAAAGTGAATAAAGTATTTGTAGAAAGAATCTACATAAAAAAAGGGACGTAGAAACGTCCCTCGCTTACCTTTGTCTATTTTAAAACTAAAACACCCAAACTAAGATAAAAATAGTGTTTTTTCGGCTTTTCTACGTGCTGTTAGTCCTTTGTTGACTACTCCACCACTATATGTCCACCGATCAAACTGTGCAGCTACTGTGTTAATATCTGCACCACTATTTAATAATTCTAATAAAGTACTGGTGTTAAATGCTTCTTTTCCTACATTATAAGCAAAACTAGATAATGCAAGGATCTGGCTATCAGATACTGGTACTTTTATTTTGTTCTGTACATAGGAAAAATCTTGCTGTGCCTCTTGCAATAGCCAATTTTTGGCTGTTGCCTTATCAATTACATCTGTTTTACTTACTGGTCTTTTTTGATCCCAGTTGTATTGTGATCCATAACCTACTGAATAACCAGTACGATCCCAATAAGGGACTGCGTAGAATCCCTCAAAACTACTAATAATGTTAAATAAGCTATCACTAACACTAGCAAAAGCTGTGTTATTTAATGCAGTAGCTATCCTTTTTCTAAGCATAATTAAAATTAATGCAGTAATGGCTATACCAGTTACCACCTTTTGATTTCTGTTCATACATTATTTAGCGTCTTGACTAGCACCACCCAATAAAAATGTAGCTATTCCAGCCACAGCTTGTCCTATTACTTGTATTTTACCAGTTCCAGATACGGCAAAATAACCACCAATGGCAGCTAATAAACCGAAAATCGTTGTTTTTGGATTTTTCATTTATCTAAGTTTTTAATTTTTTTAATATTGTACCAGATAGTTGTAACACCTACACCAGCACTAATAAAAGCTAATCCTAGCTTGGTAGTATCTGTTAAATCTATGAATGTAAGAATATAGGCAGTTAAGCTAATTGCTGCACCGCCTACGCTTTGTTGATCTATGTTATGATTCGGTATCATCTTTTATAAGTTCTTTAGCTATTAAATTGTAAGCATTTGTAACTGCTAATACAGTTTCTGCATTTTCAAATACTCCACGTTTAATAGATTGATCAATTAATTGTTTAATCATTTCTAGGGCTTGTTTGTTGTTCATTTGTTTATTTATTAAAGGTTAAAAAAGTTATATTAGGGTAATGTTTAATTGTGTAGCACCCCACGTGTATGCGTAATCGTTACTGCTAGTACTGGTTGAATATGTTGTGTAATCAGCACCAGTCATTGTTAAATTTCCAGCTGCTAATTGTATAGATGATTCTGTTTCAGTAGTAGCACTAAATAATTGATAATAAAAAGTAACACTATCTGTTAAATTATCATTAATGCTAAACATATTAAATAATGTAGCTGCAATCATTGATCCATTGTACCATATAGATACTGGTTGTATTTCTTTCATATTAATTTATATTATTTCTTACTAATTTTTCGTTAAGTTCTTGAATAGCTTTAGTTAATATAGCAATCATACTATTATATTCAACACCACCTAAAGTTCCATCTTCATTATAAAAAGTTAAATCTTTATTTATTTTTTCTACTTCATCTGCTATAAATCCATAAGTTATATTATCATATAATTCATTAGTATATACATTTTTAACATTATCTTTTTTACGATAATTAAATTGAACAGCATTTAATTTATTAATAAAATCAATACTTTTTATAGGTTGTATATTTGCTTTAGATTCTCTTGTAGATACCAAATAACCAAGAATACCACTACTATTTAATACAGCACTTCTACCACTTGTACTATAATTATATGGTGAATTTGTAGCTATACCAGTCATAAATAAACCATCATTTCTAATTTCTATTAAATCAACTACTGAATTATCAATAAGAAAAGCATAATTAGATGATGATTGATCACTTACTCTGACTTTTAATTTAACGTTTGTAGCACCAGATGTTTGATTGATTAATATATTATCACTAAAATAACTTGTTCCAGATACTTGTAATTTTTGACCATTATCTGTTGTAGTACCTATTAATACGTTTCCAGCACCAGTTACTTTAAAATATGTACTTCCACTTTGACTTCTTGCTTGAAAAGTAACATCTGCACTTGTTGTACCTGCACTTACCAATAAACCATAAGAATTTCCACTGCTATTTAAACCATAACATACTTGCGCCCAATCACCAGATGGTGGGTTAGAATTATATATTTGACCAGCATTTGTTATACGTAATCTTTCGGTATTATTAGATTGTATAATAAAGTCGTGATTAGATTGTGTTCCTATATAACCAGCCGTACTTGCTGATAAAATATCAACAAAAACAGAATTAGTAGTATTACTTGTTCTTATATACGAATTACCGGCTGCTGAAACATCTAATAATCTTGAAGGACTGGAAGTACCTATTCCTACACTACCAGAATTAATAGCAAAATAAGCACTTAATGTATTTCTTAATGTACCAGTAAAAATACCATTACCAGTAACATCAAAAGCATAACTACTAGATCTAGATGAACTACCAATAATTACACTATTAGGAAAAATAGCATAACCAGTATTTAAAAAATATGCTCTATTTGTTCCATTGGCATTATCATAAATAATAAAATCATTGTTTCCAGTACTATAATAATTACCAATAGTCCATTTAGCAGTACCAGCATTTTGAAATTGTAATGTACCATTATTTGTAGTAGTACCATTAAAAGTTGCATTAATACCAGTAGCACTATGAATATCTAATCTAGCACTTGGTGTTGCTGTACCTAATCCTAATCTTTTATTTGTATTATCCCATACAAAATTGGTAGTATCTTGGCTAATTTTTCCACTTCCACCACTTGGAAACAATACACCACCATCGGCTAAACCAGCTGCATATATAAAATTTACAGATTGTAAAGTTAAATCTCCACTTAAAATATTTATTCCCCACGTAGTAGTATTACCATTTTTAGTTACTTGATCTAAATTACTACTGCCACTACCAGCATCTGCTATTAATGACCAACCAGTAACTTGATCTTGAAATATCTGATGTGTATCGGTAGACATAAATAGTCTACCACCAATACCAGCAGCTGGTCTATTGGCATAAGAATCAGTATATAATGCCGGTGATCCTAACTGATTATTTACATAATTAATTAATCTTATTCCCATTTTATACGTTTAAATATCGTTTCTTAATAACTACTACATTGTTTCCAGCTGATACACCACCAAAGTTTATAAAAAATCTTTGATTAGTAATTTCACCTACATTACCAGCCACTTCTAATTGTTGAGATGGTGCTAAAGTAACTGCTTCTATTTTAACGTTTGTAGTACCATAATTAATAAAAGTATAACCATTACTAACATCACCACCTACGTATTGAGATGTACTTATCTGAAAAAAATCAATTTCGTACTTTAATAAATTTAATGTTACGTTACTCATATTATATTGTATTTGGGATTTTTCCTAATTTTCTTTTTACACCACTTAAAGAAAATTGAAAGTTAATATCATCTAATGGTTGTTTTTTATAGTTTTCTGGTGCATAAGGATCTGGATTAATTAATCTGCTACTAGGTGTTTCTGGTGGCAAATTAGTTGTTAAATCTAACACTACTGGTGCAGATTTTTTCTTTAAATAAAGGTATAATCCAATACCTACTAATCCCAAAATTACTAAAGTACTATTTTTCATATTATATATAATTAGGTGTTTTACGTTTTTTAATACCAGCCATTAATTCTAATTCTTGTGCTACTTGATCTGGTACTTCTTGATAAAACCATTCTGGCTCTGCATATAATGGTGATCCACCACCACCAGTAAAATCATATTGTGATTGATCAGTAGAATGATAATGTGGTAAAATATCTTCTACATTATAACTTGGTGGTGGTTCGTTATATACCGGTTCATTACCACCGCCACCTTGTGGTGCGGCTGGTTGTTCACCACCACCACCAGATGATTCAGCCGGTGCAGATGGTACATCTGCTGGATATGCCACTACTGGTGTAGGTGCATAAAATATTGGTGCTATATAAATAGGTTCACTAAATATTGGTGCTGGTTCTGAATATATTGGTGTTGGTGTTTCACCACCACCAGATGGATATGCTATTACTGGTACTAAATTAATAGGTACTATTGGATCACTAGGATACCTTTCTATTGGTGTAGCTATATCTACTGGATATGCCACTACTGGTAATGCTTTTACTGGTGTAGATATTACTGGTGTAGCTTGTACTGATCCATCAATAGGTGTAGATCCAGTCCAAACTTCATCTACTGGTATATCTGGCTTAAATATACCTTTTACTGGTATAGATACTACTGGTGTAGGTGCTACTGGTGCAGATACTACTGGTGTAATTACTACTGGTGTAGTAATTACTGGTGTAGTTGTTACTGGTGATTCTGGAGATATATATAC